TCGGCCCTCCCTCGCTCGGGATAGCCTGCGTCTTGGTCGCGTCGTTGTACCGATCTTCGCCCCGATAGATGCGCAGCGAGTCCAACGCCATGCGGTCAATCTCGCGCTTGGCCTTGATCGATTCGTCGCGCTTCTTGGCGAGCTTGGCGACCAGCGCCCGCATGTCCGTGAGCCGCTTGATTTCCGCCTCCTGCTCGGCCTCGGCCAACAGGCGCAAGGCTTCCATGCCCTCAAGCAAAGCGGGATCGGCGCTGACCGTAAGGTCAACGTTCAGTTCGTCGTCCAATGGGAATCCTTAGTACAGACCGAAGGTTTGTTCGGGGATGGATGGGGCAATTTCGGTTCGTTTCGTGCGGGCTTGGTCCAAGCTCATCAAGCCATACCGCATGGCGTCGAGTCCGTGGTCATCCTCTTTGCGGATGCGGCCCTTGTCGTCATACGAATAGCGCCGAAGCTCGTCCAGAAACTTCTCGCAAGTGTTGTAAACCTTGAGCCGCCCCGTAGAGAGCCGTTCCAGTACTGTGGCGATGCCAGCATCCACAGCCTTGTTCGGCAGCCGGATTATCAGCCCCTGCTTGCGATACAGATCAAGGAACGTGTCTCCGGTTGTTTGTGACCCCCCGGCAACGTCGCCGATGCCAGGAATCCAATGACCGCGCGCCTTGATAGCCGCCGCGTGCAATGGAACCTCCGCCTCGCCTCGGTAGTATTCCGAATACAGGTACACCGTATCCGTGTCGCGATCATGTGCCAGCCAAACCGCTGCGGTCATGTGCCAACCGCAGTCGATGCCGAACAATCGTGGCCAGTGATCGGGGAGGCTCGGCAACGGCTTGATGACGAACTGACTTTCTTCCACCGGGTAAATCCTTCCTACGCCAGCAACTGCCTCGCCATTCATGCGGGCGTCGCGAAGATATGGCGGGCAACCCGCCAACATTTGCGCCTTCTCGGCTTCAGTTAAGTGAGGCACATCCTGCCAACGGCACTTGACCAGAACCTTGCTCGCCCCTTCCTCATTGGACAGTGCAGCCCGTTGGAACGAGCGCACAACGTCCGTAGGCCCAGACAGCGGTGTAAAGGTCAGCAGGATCATGCCGTTGACCGTTCGCCCACGGAACAGGCATTCCGTGTAGATATCCATGGGCGGCTCTTCGTCAAGCCATATCAGGTCCTTTTCGGTGCCTTGGAAAGACTCGCGGCGCTGGTCGTAGGACTTGAACCCGATGGTTGAATAACCGCCGCTCACATGCTTCACCCGCACGAAGTCGCAAGCGTAGTTCGTGCCCTGTCGGAACTTGCCGTTGAACTGGCCGTCTTTCGTCAGCAGCGCATGGCGTGGGATCATTCCAGTGCCAAGCGCATCCATGCCACCTTTTGCGATGTCGCCCAGCAGCTTGACTTGGGTAATGTCGCGGACTGTCTCTTTCGTGTCGCCAGCTACCCACATGTCCGTTGGGCGGCTGTAGGTTCTACCGCCCCACCAGCCAGGATAGTCGCCAGTCGCATGGAGCGTTACAACGTAAGCGCCGACCCCTTCAGTTTTCCCAACACCGTTGCCCCCTTGGAAGGTAGTCTCTCTATACGTTTTGCTGAACTCAAACGCCAGCATGTGCTTCGGGTACAACTCCCGCCGAAGTGGTCCGCTATCAGGGTAAAATCGCTTGATTTTGTGGTAACGGTACTGGGCTTGCAGTGCCTCTAGCAGCGCAATCCGGTTCGGGTCTAGCATTCAGTCAGTCCGCAAATAGGGCCGGTTGCCAACTTCCCCGACCGGCAACTGGGGGAAGGGTACGCGCTGGCTGCGTTGGGGATTATTTCTTGGCAAGCATTGCCCGACTAGCCACACGCGGATGCACGCCTTCTGCAACCATGCCTTCGTATTCCGCCTTGCGACGGTTGGCGTCGGCCACTACATTGTTCCAGCAGTTCTCGCAATGGTGCGCCATCACCTTGTCGCCGATCATCACAGGCTTGGCACCAATAGCCCCGCAGCCGCAACGCTCAGATACCGGCGAATCGCGGCAGTAGACGATCTCGGCCTCGCCTTCCTGTAGTTCCATGCGGGGGTTCGGCAATCCGTGGAAGTGGTACTGCGCTTGCAGGAACTCGGCGTACTGGTCCTGCATGGACACTGGCGCGTGTAGGCCGTGCGCGATGCTTAGGGACAGGAAGTTAGGGGGCATCCCGCCTCTCCTTCAAGAGTTATGTGCACGCCCAAAGAATGCCGAACATGGTCATGAGGAACGCCATCATTCCCCCAAGAACCGCAGCCGTAATCAGCGGGGCGAACCAAAATGCAGCAATCAGGGCCGATGCAATAGGCATTGCCCAGCACGAATGCCCTGCAATCTCCCGCCAATCATGCCAAGCAGAGTCTAGCTGTGCGTGACAATGCCTGCATTCGTCGTGCTTGTAACGGAAATGCGTGGTCCCTATCAGGCTGAAAAACACAACTGGTATGGCTTGCTCGGTCCACTCATAGCGCGGACGCCATGCGTGCAGCCCAAGGTGACACCGCAGTTTCTTTCCCATATCCCTCTCCTTCAAGAGTGAAGCCCGGACTTGCACCGGGCCTGAGCGTTGCGCTCTGGTTGAGTCTACACCTGTTAGCGGCTATACAGCGCGGTCAATGGGGTCGCCGTGATGTACGATCCGATGCCTACCGTTGTCGTGTCAGCGTGCGAATCCGACTGCGCCCATTGGATGCCGTAGCTGCCGCCCGTCGAGAAGATGCCGATGGCGCGATGCAGGACACGGACGAATGCGGCATTGGTCGGGTTCTGCACCGTGTTCAGGGCCGATACGTCGATGATCGTGGTCGCAGCGCCCGCAGCCGTGACGAAGGTCGTGAAGCCGGTGTAGGGGGACGCAACAACGGTTCCGCCTGCCTGATCCAGCGCAATCGAGCCGTTAGCCGTAGCCGTGATGGGCAGGATCATGTCGAACAGGTAGGGGATACCGGCGATGATGTCCGGAATCACCAAGTCGGTGTCGAGCGCCAGTGTTGCGTTCGAGGTCTTGCCGGTTGCGGTCGCCTTGACGCCAGCCTCAAGGGCGAATGCGTCACGGATTGCGCCAGCCTGCGAAGGCGGGAAGGCACGGTTAAGGGACTGGTTGAACCAGTTGCGATTGCGGAGGAACGGGAACGTTGCCATGGTGATGCAAACCTCTCAGGTTGTGAGCCGCCGAAGCGGAGGTGGGTGGAACGTTAATTCGGATGCGTGACAGGGGACATCGAGAAATACGCCGCGCCAGCCGTGATGCCCTTGGTCAGCAAGTAGTCAGGTCCGCCAGCCAGGATCACGCTAGGCAGCGCAACGGTCATGACCGCCACGACATTATCGTCGTTGACGACAGCCGTAGCCGTGCCATTCGGAGGCACGAACTGGACAGTAGCCGTTTCTGCGCCAGCCAAGCCTGTCGCCGTGACCATCACGCGAGGATAGTTGGCTGTGTGCAGTGTGAATGTCTGAGCCGCTGTATCAGCCGCAGTCAGTTGTGTCGTTGCCATCTGTTAGCTCCAGTCTCGGTGCAGTTGGTCGCGGGAAATACAACGTATAGCCTCAATCATGGCTTACCTACCAATGCCTGCAACCGCGCTATCTCTGCGTCAAGGTCGGCTGGGGCCATGTTTTGGTACTTGACGGGGCCGCCTTCTGGGCCAGTCAGTTCAGTTGTTACCTTGTCGCCGTATTGTTTGGGCAGGAACTTGGACGCGAACCATTTTCTGGTGTCAATCTCAAGTCTGGCAACGTCTGCGCCGATCTCTTTCGAGCGTGCGTCAGCAATCGCGTCCTCCATTTTCACGATCTGGTCATGCGCCAAAGCTGTCAGTCCGCGTGCGTAAGCGTCGGCAGCACGATGACGCAAGGCAGCAGACCTAAACGTATTCCGATGAATTCCGACCTCCAGACACGCGCCGTTCTCTGACTTGCCTTCCTCCATGAGGGCGATTACAGCGTCTATCTGGGCTGCGCGCTCAGGGCTTACGCCGCTTGCTGCGTTTGGATCGGCAGCTATTAGAACGCTTGGGGCTGGCCCTGCCTTCTTAGCTGGCTTTGCCATGAGTCCGCAAAGCGTGTCATCGACCATCTTCCCGTCTCCTCCAAGCTTACCCACGCCCGGCCCCTTTCTGCATGTCGGGCTTCATCTGCTGCCACCGATCCGGATTGCGTCGGACAAACTCTGCTGCGGTGGTTGGTCTATTTGACCCGGTGCGCTCGATCAGCCGCGAATCACCACCGCGCTGCCTCACTGTCCCGTCCGGCCTCAATATGTCAGTGCCGAACTCGCCTTGCATTCTAAATCGAGTCGCATCGCCAAGCGTGCCGCCCGCATTCGATAGCAATTGATTCAGTGCGGACATTTCTGCGCCGGTGTCTACCGTGCTCCAGCCACCGCCATGCCCCGTACCACCCTCGCCAGTTCGCCAGCCGGTGTCGTAGCCCTGAGAGTCGTGCCAGTTTTGGCCCGGAAGAATCGCGCTTACAGTGTGGCCAGAGGGGCGCATCTGGCTCGGATGCACGCTTGGATCAGTCTCGTTAGCGGATTGCATCAGGGCTTGTGGCTCGCCCCATACCTGCTCGTTGAGCCGACGTGCGCTGTCCTCGTTGAGCTGCGTCACCGCCGCCGAGTTTGCAAATCGCTCGCCGAGTGCTCGATCCGGCACGTTTGTCACGATTCCAATCCGACTCAGCAATCGACTACCAGCTTGCGGCAGTGTCGGGATGTTGGTGCCCGCAAAGCCCGCACCTGTGCTCGGCTGATTGCCGCCAGGAAGCAGTCGCGCCATCAGGTTTCCGAAGAATCCGCCTGTATCGGCCATTACCGTATCACTCCTTACCAGCGACTGTTGCGCAATGCTTCATACGGCTTCCTGCCCGGATGAGGGCCGCCTTTCCGCTCGGTGTGTATGAAGATAATGTCGTCAATAACCACTAACT